GATTGAAGAGCTCACGCCTGAAGTAGGAAAATCAATTGTAAAGTTACCGTTAGTAGAGGTTTTAGTACCACCAAAATCAATAACTGCAATAGCACGGTTAGCTTTAGATGCGTTATAGATAATACAACCATCTGCAGAAATAGTAGCTGTTGCTATTACTTCATCGTCAATGTCCACTAAGGCTGTCTCAGAGGAAGACGTAATAGTAACGTTGTCTAGTATAACACCACCTGCAGTATAACCAGTACCTGTAGCTTCGTCGGTATTCCCTGTCACATCAGAGTAGTTAGTAGTAGAAGCGTCATAAGTACCTGAAGGAGTATCTTTAATGAGAGCAAGTTTTATAGTATCTGTATCTAGATCATGAGTAGCACCTAGAATCTCTGTTTTAAAACTTGTACACATCTTAGTTGTGATAGCCATGTTTAAATCCTTTACAATGACACTGAAGGGCCAGCCTCATGAGAGACCAGCCCGACAGACTAAGTGATTTAGGCCAAGTTGTACTTAGCTGTTACAAGAGCTTCTGGGCGAAGGATCTTGCGACCGTACAGATGCATACCACGGACGATGTCAGCAAAGCTGTCTGGGTCACGGTATGTTTCTGTTTTGTTGATCTGCTCTGCAGTTGCTACAGCAGAATCATGACCAGCTACGATAGCACCGAAGTTAGTGCTTTGGGCGGCTGTACCTGTTGTCGATGGACCAGTGCCGATAGTTGGCAGGTTGTTGGACACATAGACACGGAAGCCGTTCCAGTTGTTCAGTACGAGACCGTTACGAAGACCGTTAGAGTCACCGAAGTCTGCATTCAGAAGACGTGAATCTTCGTCCATCAGGATCTCCATCATGACCGGGTCAATACAAACCCAACGACCAGCCTTGTCAACACTCTTCTGATCAAGCAAACGACCCATGCGTGCAATCAACATAGTCGGGGAGACATATGCTGTTGGAAGGGCTGTTGCGCCTGGCAAACGAGCAGCGACTGGGATAGAGTCCCCAGCTGTACCAGCAGTTGTGATGTTACCGAAGTCAGGGCGGGACAGTTTGTTACCAGCCAAGAGTTCATCGGAACCTGCAGTTGTATCGGCTTTAGTACCGTTAACAACATCGTTTACTGTGTCTGCATTTGCATGAAGAGCAGACTGTTTAAAGCCAGCCAAGTAACCCAAGACTTCTTGGTCATGCTGATCAGCCAAGCGGAAAGCCGCACGGTTGGTTGCAAGATCCATGAAATTCACATGTGAATGGGCCTCCTCGATATCGTCCATCTTAAAAGCAAAATAGTTAGCTTTATCAACGACTAACGAGAAGTCAGCATCTGTAAGATCTTGTGCAGCAATGGTTGTACCACGTGCATAAGCAGATACACTCACCTCTGGCTCTTTGATGATCTTGACAGTGTCACCTTGGTTGGCAATCTCACCAAAATAATCAGAGTTAGTGATGTCGCCAACGACTGTTGACTTACGGAAGGCAAGTTGTACCTTCTTAGAGTAGATTACGGAACTGAAGTTTCCGTTGGGCAGGTTGGTATAACCTGACGCTGATGCGAATGCCATTTTAATTCTCCTAGAATGTTTGGCTTGATAAGTAAGAATCTATTAGCCCACACAAGGTGCTTAATGTATGTGTGTCGAGTTATGTGTGGAGATTCCAGTTAATAAAACCTAAGTCATCTATACTAAGAGGCTGTACATTTTCTAGGGTGCGCTAGGTAGACAGTTGGCCAACCATCAGTCTAACGGGCCTATACTTACACAGGTGTTCTTGGCGTTATGTTTAAGTTTAAGGTTTGGGAAGTTTTGTACAGGGTAAGAGGTAGTCTATAAAGAGGCTCTTAAACTATACGTACTTAGTTATACGTACTCGAAAGTGTTTGTCAACACCTAACGTGCACTACCAGTAAGATCATACACAAATTTCCCTGTTCGCATAGCCTTACTAATTTCTTCTTCACGGGCTTCAAACTCTACAGATGACATAGTATTAACGTCTGACTCTCTGATTACTGTACCACCTTCAGTAGGGTCTACTTGAGTTCTTGATCCCCTGCCGATAGGTTTGGCTGCAGCTTTAGTGTTAGCTTTCTTAGCCTGCGTGGTGTGTCCCTTATCAATCTTAAATAAATCAATAACTCGCACTACTGAGTCTGGGTCATCCATGTTCTCATACAAAGCATCACGTACCCACTTGGGTTGTTTCTCTGCCCACTGATGAAACTCATCTGAGTCTCTTAGCTTACTGAAGTCTGGGTGTGACTCTGCTATCTTAGCTTCAGCTGTCTTACGGTCTGCTTCGTACTGGATCTCATCTAGCTGTGACAACCTGTCTTCAGCCTTCTTGAACATCTCCTGCGCTTTCTTAGCGGCAATGGTCTCAACAATACCAGCTACGTCAGGGTACTCCTTTGACCACTTCTCTATATCTTCGTCTGACTTAGGTGGGACAATAGACTCTTTACGCATCCTAGACTCGAAGGAGCTAAACTTATCTTCCCACTCTTTTTCTTTTTGTTGCATGTGGCGGCGGAGATCACCGTAGCGTTTCTTGAAAGACTTCTCCTCTGCACTTAGGTTGGAGTCATCTTCTTGTGCTTGAACTTCAGTGTCGGCTTCTTCTTGTTGGGTATTATCCTCGGCTTGTACTTCGGTTGTCTCAAGTCCCTCGCTATTGGGTTTCTCTTCGAAGGTTTCACCTTTAGCCTCCGCCTCTAGTCGAGCTATCTCTTGCTCTTCTTGTTCGATACGCTTGCGCTTACGGTCATAGTTAGAGCCTCTATCAACAAATCCTGCTGACTTGGGGGCTTGCATTGTAAGTAGTTCAGACATAGTTCTATCCTTATGTTGGGGCCAGCAGTATTGCTGGGTAGCCTTATTGTTGTTTTAAGTAACTAGTTGTTTTAACGTGCGCCTAGTCCTGCACGAATTGGTTGCCGTTCTTGAGTTGCAACTGCTTCTTGTCCCTTCTGTTGTAGGCTGCGAGAAATTTCGTTCACACCTTCTGCAAGTGCTTGAGAAACCTCTGGCCCTATAATCTTACCAATCATGATTAACTCAGGGGAGCCGTACATGTTTGCTAAAACCTTCACTTCCTCTGCGTCTAAATTATTGAGGCGGTTGGAAACTTCTACTTTGTACTGTTCTAGATTACTGATTGTATCTTGTGCTTGTTCTAGCATCTTAAGTCCTTTCAATGTCTACAAGGTTCCCTCTGAAGGCCTTCCAGATACCAATGGTGTAGGAGGGTACATAAAAGAACAACTTACCTAAGGTAGCTTGTATACTCTTCTTATTGAGAACGGTTGAGTCGTAGAAACCATTAGATAACCACTGAATTAAGCTACTATCAACTCTTGGTGCAATTACTCTTTTACCAAAGGTAACATAACCGTTTCTCCAAAGAAGGGTGTCTAGTTTACCTTCAGGTTTTGAGTTCATACACCACTTAATAAGTTTTAGTCTTTGTGTTTGGGACCAGTAACCTTTTTGCTGAAGTGCTGTAGCAACATAACAACCGTATCCACCACTCGATGAGGCAGTGGAAGAACTAGTAGAAGTCGAAGTATCGTTGCTTCCTGTAGCATTTTTGTTCACACCAGTGTAGGTTCTAGTCAAGTAATTACCGTTTTCTGATCTCTTCCACTCGAAACCGTCACCTGCGTACTGGCCACCTGCTGATACAGCGCCTTCTGTTTTTGTATCGTTACCGCTACTGTCCTTAATAGTCGATGGGTTCGTATTAACAATGACAGCTTTACCCGTAGTGGTGGTAACCGTGTCCTTGACGGGTCTTGTCCGGGTAGTTTGAGCAGGCTCTGATGCAGTTTCCTGTGTTGAACTAAGCGGATCGGATACAGAATCTGGTCTCATCTTGGGTCTTACCGTAGTCTCACCTGGGGTAAAGAAACCTTGGTTAAAGCCATCATCTGAACTAGGGGCAGTATAAGAGGATGCAGTCGAACTCGGTTGATTTGGATCTGTAGCCACGGCTCCGCCGCTTGTAAGAGGTACCTCTACGTAATCGTAACCTAAGTAGTCTTGTAGATTTTCCTTACCTACCTCATTTAAACCCTCAACGTTAAGAACATTTCCCTCTAAAGCGTACTGACTTACAGATGACTCAAGAGCGTTGTTGAACCGTTCTTCACCTTTAGCAAAAACACTATCAAGAGAAGAAACTACACCGGGGGCCTCCTTGAGGAAGTCATCAATTTCCTTTTGTATGGAAGTAGCATCTTCAGTCTTACCTAGAAACTCTGCCATCTTTAGGTTTGCGTTTGCTTTGGACAAAGCAGATAGTTGACTTACTAAGTTTACCCCAGCACCTGCTACACCGAGGACGGGGTTGATAGCGGAAAGGAGTGCGCCTGCCCCTTTTGAAACTTTAAAGGCATCGTTGAGAACAGCCCTAGCTCCTGAGAGAGGATCATTAGCGTTTACCCCACTGTCCTCATACATCTTTCTAACACCATCAGGTGTGTCAGGGTCTACTGTTGTCTTGACATTTACGTTGTAGTTTTCGACAGTGTTGTCATCGTCTACGCCTACAGATGTACCTGTCGTCACGGTATCAGCGTCAGTATCAATGTCAGTATCAGTGTCAGTAGTGCCCGTGGTATCTCCTACACCGGAGATGCTACAACCAAATCGAGCACTATTCTCGGGGGTATCTTCTAAGTACTCGTTAAAGTTAGCAGGTACCGAACTAATAGGCTTACCGTTCAACATGAGTACTGAAATACGTGAGCAGTCTTTGTTGATATAAAACTTTGTTATCATACCCTCAGTACTTGTTGAGGTGTCCGTTGTTGTTGAAGTAGGGGTCGGTGTACCTGTAGTGGAAACTACAGCACGATTAGTGGCGGGTGTGGCTGCGGTATAGGGGGTTCCTGCCGCAGTGGTAACACCGTAGATACCTTGGGGGTTTGCTGGATTAGTCGGGAGGACAGAATAGGCTGGTTGGTTAGGAGACTGTTGCACTGGTTGAATGGGGTTGCCAAAGGGATCTTTAGCTACTGTGCCGCCTACAGCCATATTGATAGGCTGATTGTAACCTGTTTGTTTGGAGGGGTCAACAGCTAACTGAGGATTTGTCATAGGTTGTTGAGGGGAAAGGTAAGGAACCTGTTGGTTGATGGCACCGCCTTGATGCATAGCGACAGGTTCACCTTGCGCCATTACCTCCTGTAGAAGAGCCATTTCGTCTTCTGTTAAGTCATCTTCATCCTCTGGAACTGGTTCACCACCGATACGTCCGTTGGTTTCCATGTCTGCCAGTTCTACCTTAGCGTTAGCTCTAAGATCCTCGAAGAACTTTACTCCGTAGAACCTAGTGACATCCGCTGGAACAACGTACTCACCTTCAGAAAGCATAGCTGGGATGTCATCTCTTACTTCTTTTGGGGTAGAACCTGGCGGTACTTCATTACCTGATACTGGATCAATCTCCTCAACAGACCCACCGAAAGCCATTTCCATTTGCTCACCCATTACTGCTCCGCCTTGATTAAACTTTGGAATAGAACCCATGTCCTCTGGTGCTGACTTAGAAGCGTCTACCTCAATGTAGTCATAGAGTGGGTGTTCTTTTTTACCAACTTTGATAGTCCCAATCTGTTCACCTAAGTTTATATCACCGACAGTAGCGGGACGTAGGTTAGGCTGTGGAACTTCTTCTGTAACTTTTCCAGTATCTTTATTTGTACGTTTTGCTTTCTTGGTAAGCCTATCCATGCGAACAGGACCAACAAACTGTGTATCTAAAGTATAAAAGTGGTCTTTCTTACCACCCATACTTTGAACAGCAACAATAGGATGATCTAAAGCTCTCTTACCTTCATCTGTTACCATACTAAATCTTTCAGGTTGAAGCAGATTTGTACGAACTTCTACACCTGGTTTATTTGTGTTTCTTAAATAGTTTGCTTTCATGTCCCCTATAGAGAGAGAAGGACCATCATAAATGTTAGCACGAGCTACAGACTTATTGTTCTGACCAAATGTTGTTTTCTTTTGGGAAGGGCGTGCAGATACAAATAGGTTTTCAAAAGTTTCGTTAGACACATCTTGAGGTTTACCTTTACCCATCATGATGTAATTACCAAACTCAAGGTCTAGCTCAATGTCAGCATCTTTTAGCATACCAACAAACTTATCTCCTTTGTATCCCCTCTTAGATGGATCAAAGAATTTACCTGGACCTGGCATTACACTACCCGCTGTCTCAGCAGACATTGCCCTATTTAAACGTGGATCAAGGTCTTTAGCTAAGTCAGAAGAAGGACGTAAGATAGTTTCACCAGTTTTCTTAGTACCTCTTTTAGTAACTTTAACTGGGGTCATTACCTCCTCAAAGGTGTCTTTCTTTCTGATAGAACCAACACCAAAGGCTGACATGGAATTAGGATCAATCTCGTACTGCTTGGCCTTGTTAGATAAAGCCTTAACACCTTTAATACCGTACTTAGTGGCAAGACCGCCCATGAGCCACATAGCACCCTCAGTTGCTGCTGATGTACCAGCCTTACCTAGTTCTTCTTTAATGTAAGCATAGTCCCTTTCGTCCTCTGGTTTAGTATACTCAGAGATAACGTTAGCCATGTTTGTGCCAGCGTCATAAAACGGAACCATCCACTGACCAGCATTATCGAGGCCAGCAATTAGTTCTTCTTCGGAGACATTATCTTGAAGGTAAGAAGAAAAGCCACTGAAGTCAAAAGGACCGTCACCTCTAAAACCTGGTCTACGAGAAGTCGCTGCCTTAACTCTAGCATCCTTAGCCTCTTGAGTTTCCGCTAGGGGAGGTGTTGCTAAGTCAGAGTCTGAAGGTATTCCCAGAGCTTCTTCTGTTTGATCAACCATTTACTTTATCCCTTAAGAACTTAAACTTATTTAAACAAGCCGCCTGACCCTGAAGTCTGAAGAGATCCTCTACAGAGCCTGCTTGCTCCATCTGTCTGTGG